CGTCGAAGAGAATGATATATGTCCAAGCTGGGCTATAAGTCATTGTGGTTACGAAATCAGGGATTAACCCCTCTCTTGAGTGAGATAAACAAAGAATATGAACATAAAGGAAATATATAGTTTAGCTAAAAGCCATAAGTACTCTGAGTTTGAAAATGCTCTAGCAGAAAAGTTTTTCAATAGACCTCCTACTGAGAACACTACACATCTAACGGATAGTTTAAGGCTCACCTCTCCCCCTGATAGTGTAGTAGAAGCAAAGGAGTTTCTGAAAAACAGGTTTCCGAATGTTAAAAAATATCAATGGGGGCTTGATACTGAATTAACCATGTATGAGGTAGAACATATTCTCAAAGACTACGCCCAATACTTCCCTAAGGTGTCAGCAATACCTAGTGAGGAGATAGCTCGGTATGTCATTAGCCAATGGGCTACAGAGCAAGAGAAAAAAGAGCCTGATCATAATAAAATGCTTGAAAGCTGGCTAAAAACGGACTTCTCTAAATGGCTTCTATCTAAGATAGAGAGTAAGCCAAAGGAAGGGGAGGTAGAGACTATGAGAGAGCTTGCTAAGTCCAAGCCCTCAGACAAGTGGGTAAGCACCGAGGAAGGATGGATAAGTAGTGATAATCCACCAAAGGAAGACGGATATGTATTGGGTCGAAATAAAGGATACCTACCCATTGTATTGATGTATTCTGAAGGTAAGTTCGGAACGCATAACGAAACAATCAAGGTAAATCAATGGATGCCTTTGCCTGAATAAGTATTCTTTGGATAAGCGATAAATAATGGTTATATTTACAGCATGAAAGTAATACCATTAACACAAGGTAAGGAGGCTTTAGTAGACGATGAAGATTTTGAATATCTGAGCCAATTCAGTTGGCACGCTATTAAGTCTCATACAAAAGGTGATTTCTATGCAAAAACAAGCATTAAGGTCGGTGATCAGTATAGGGGTTTTATGATGCATAAAATGCTTTTACGTGAAGATGGTATGATAACAGATCACGTAAGTGGAAATACCCTGAATAATCAAAAAGCCAATCTGAGGCTCTGTACGGTAAGCCAGAACGGAGTAAATCGAAGGAGTGGTAGAAACTCTACATCTAAATATTTAGGCGTGTCATGGTGTAAGAATAGAAAAAAATGGCTTAGTACTGTAACGGTTAATGGAAAGGGTAAAAAGCTAGGATCATTTGATACCGCCCTGGAAGCTGCTATAATAACCAATATTGCGATGCGTAAGTATTACGGAGAGTTCGCAAGACCAAATAAACTATAATATGAGTGAGTGGATTTCAGTAGAGGATAGATTGCCGGAAAACAAGCCTAATTGGATAAGGTATGTATTAGGTATAGATGCTAAAGGTATCAGATATATAGTTGCTCATCACCCAGACGGTGTATATGTCCATTGTGAGGACTCTGAGTGCGAATTAGAGCATGATAGTAATGATCTATGTAAATCCTCTGAGGCTGGATTTTATGAAGAATGTGAGCAATCTGATTGTGAATATGATACCGTAGTATTTAAAAGGGATATTGTCAAGTGGCAACCCCTTCCAGAGCCACCAGAAGAAAAGAAGAAAGAGTTTAAAATATACCCAGAAACAGGACATTCAGATGGTTGTAATTGTGATAAATGCAATGAAGTTTTTAAGACCTAAAGGGGGTAATGTATAACCAACAGAACGTTAATTACTAATTGTATAGATATTAGTAATAATTAGTATTAACCAACAGAGATAAAGGCTATGATAGCAGTATTTACAAAAGACGAAAGGCACTTTAGGGAATTAGAAATGACTCCTTCAAAGATGTTTGTCAGAATTTCAAACATTGACAAGATAAGAGGTGTAAAATTTACAGGAATAATAAGAACGTGGCATTGGTGGGATAGCGAGGAAGTTCAAGAAGCCTATGACCATTTAAGAGCAAGGCAACCTGAGTTATTCGACTAGTTAACCAATCTTAATAACAGAGAACAAGATGAGTAAGCACAGGTCAGTAAAAGAAATGCTGAAAAATGGTAGCGTATTTCAGGCTGAAGACGTGGCGAATTATGCCGTGATGAATAATACTGATAGAGATATCGACAAAGCCCGAAACGTTGAGGACTTAATTAATCTTCTTCTGGATAGAGAATCAAGACTAGCCCCTAATCAGTAGATAAACACAACAGTAGAAGTAATGAAAGCAGAATACAACAAACTCATTAAGGCTGATGCTAAATATGATTCAGCAGTCGGCGCAATGGAATCGGCTATGGCTGATAAGGTACTGTTTGATTTTGGAATAGAAAATCTTCCTGGTGATGGTTTTTGCGTTTGTGACGTGGAACAGGCTAATCTAGCCCTTCTATCAGTATGTTTGGCATTTATTAAAGAGCATGGGCAACTGAGCCAAGAAGATCACGAGAGTATGTCAATTTAACCCTCTATAGATAACTAACCAAGTAACAACGTAAGAGAATGAAAGAACTAAAAGCATGGGTAGCCATGAATAGCGGTGCAAATGATGTTTCAGATATGTCATTTTTTAAAACAAAGAAGGAAGCGGTTAAGGTATTTGGTAAAAAGCAAGTATACGCCCCTGTAACAATCACCTTTAACCCTCAATCAATCTAATAAGGATGAGTAAAGAGAAAGAAATCTGGAAGGACAAAGAAGGACTTACAAGCGGTGTAGTAGATCGGAATGCACATATAAACAGGGTAAAGGGGGCGTTGTGGGCTATTGAATGGATGGAGAGGTATAATAAATAGTTTTGTTTTCCCCATGCAACAATCGCATATCTCCTGATAGGAAAGAAAATAGATTATGGAAATAAGATGCACTAAAAATGGTCGGGCTATTAGATTTGAAGTACCTCCAGGTGAAGACCCAACTGATTACGGTAAGAAGAAACTAAGGGAGATGACCGGAAAGAAACGATTAGTCGGCTGGTCATTTGAGACGGTTGTGTAGATTATTTCGTACTTTTGCTATAGTAGCAATAAATAGCAATGGCAGGAAAAGGGTCACAACCAGGAGAGTATAGAGGAGGCAGGAAGAAAGGAACTCCTAATAAATTCACGAAGCAATTCAAGGATTTGCTTACCGAAACCTACGAAGCCCTAGAGAAGAAAAAAGGTCATGGCTTACAGACATGGGCTGAAAAGCACCCCACTGATTTCTATCGAATATGTTCCAAGTTAGTACCTCAGCAGATTACTGGCGAAGGAGGAGGCCCAATAGAAGTGGTTCAAACATATTTACTTCCTGATGGAACAAGAATCGAGTTCAAGTAACGAGCAAACACTAGTCCGTTTAGACAACTTCCCCAAGGCAGCACAATTCGTAGACGCTGTTTTAAGCTCCAAATACCGTGTTATATGCTATGGTGGGGCAATCCGTGGCGGAAAGTCTTTTTCGGCTGTAGCGGCTCTTATACTGCTTCACAGGCTATATCCAGGGTCAAGATCAATGATAGTTCGAGAGAATCTTGATGTTCTGCGTAAAAACATGCTACCAACGTGCGATAAGGCGATTCCTTCTAATTTTATCAAGCATTACAAAGGTGATCCTCAGTTTGAGTGGACATTTACCAACGGCTCTAAGATGTTCTTCTTTTCTGAAGGATATGAGAAGGACAAGGATTTTGATAGGTGGAATGGACTAGAGGTTAATTTCATCTTACTGGAGCAGGTGGAAGAATTACAGATAATGGCTCTTGAAAAGTCTTTAGAGCGAGTTGGAAGCTATATTATACCCAATGGCAAACAACCTGAACCCCAGATACTAATGACTATCAATCCTACTAAAACCTGGGCAAAAGAGTTGATCTATGACAAATGGATGACCGGAACCCTCCCTGAGAAGTGGTTATATATTCCTGCCTTAATCACAGATAACCCTAATATACCAGATAGTTTCAAGGAGAGTTTAATGGAGCTTAAACGTATCAATCCGGTTAAATACCAGAGATATGTAGAGGGGGATTGGGAGGTCCAAGACGTAATAGATGGGGCATTTTGGAAGTCATTTAGCTATGAGCTCCATGTAAAAGAATTAAAGATAGATGTTGACTTACCTCTTCATATTAGTTTTGATGAGAACGTCAACCCTTATCCAGCACTTAGTATCTGGCAGGCAGAGGGAAAAGAAGTGCGTCAACTCCATGAAATATGTTTGAGGCATCCGGAGAACAAGCTGATTAAGGTCGCTAAAGAGTTCGTCAGATGGGTTCGTACTCAGAGCTGGAATAACTTGGTATACATATACGGAGATGCTACAAGTCAGAAGGAAGACGCTAAGTTACAAGCAGGGTATAACTACTTTACCATGCTCCGGAATGAGATTGAGCCACACTTTAGATGCCAGATCAGGAAACCCTCTAAGAATCCCCCTGTTGCCCTGAGTGCTGACTTTATCAATTCCATCTACGAGAGTAACTTCGATGATATAGTGATCAAGATTAACGAGGGTTGCAATGAGAGTATCAAGGACTACACTACGGTTCTGGAAGCTCCT